AATAATGGAGTGAAACCATATTTAGATTTGCCTATCATAGTTAAGAATGATGATCCAGATATTGAAGCTGAATATAATTTGGTTGCAGGATTTGGTACTCTTAACGGATTACAAGAAAACGGTATGAAAGAGTATTGGTTTTATATTGTTGAAAACGCAACACCTTCTCAGATAGATGAAATTGCTACTTATGAAAATACAAGTCATATTAACGATACAAAATATTGGACTGGTGAGTTAGGTATTATTCATCACATAAAAAATGAGATTGCAAAAAAACACAAAGACCTTGTTAACACAGAGGACTCAATTATCGCATATGTTGATAGAGTTTGGCCTGGTATGCCTGATGAAGTAAAGGGTAGGGTAGTATCGAAAGCAAAAAATGCTCAAACAAAAGCTAGACAATTTATAACTTATAATGCTACAGCAGTAAAAGTTTGGTTGTCAGAAACAGCAGATCAACAGGCAAAATTTGTCTTTGGCGGTAAATACGATAAAGATAGAAACAAGTATGGATATTTAGGTGCTAATACTATGGATCCTATTATCAATGCAGCTCGTAAATATGTTGAAACAAGTAAAGTTTCTTATGTGGTTCTTCATGTAAAAGATCCAGGAAATAAAACTGTTAAACAATTAAGAGAAAATAAAATAGAACAGTTTAACAATATGTTAGATATGTTTAAATCTTTAGGAGTTAAAAATACTAACTTCATAAAGATATTAGGATTTTTACCACAAGATACTAAGAATGAAGATATGAGATTTTTGGTAGATGTTAATGGTAATAAAATTAAATAATTATTTTAAGGGGACCTGCTTGACAGGTCCCTTTAATTATGTTAGAATATTATAAACAACAAATGAAGGTGAAATTTTTATTATGAAACTAAATCAAAACACACAAAACATTCTAAAAAACTTTTCTGAGATTAATACAAATATATTAATCAAACCAGGAAAAGAATTGAATACAATATCTACTATGAGAAATATATTTGCTAAGGCAAGTATAGATGAATCATTTGATACTGAGTTTGGTATCTATGATCTCAATGAGTTTCTTGCAGTAGTATCAAGTTTAAATAAACCAGAACTATCTTTACAAGATAAGTTTATGACTATATCTGCTGAAGGCAGTAAGTCAAAAGCAAAATACTTTTATTCTGATCCGTCAGTTCTAGTATCGCCAACTAAAGAAGTAAATATGCCAGAAGCAGAAGTTACTTTTAGTTTATCAGAATCACATCTTACAGAGTTAAAAAAGATGGCTGCGATTTTAAAAACACCTGATCTTGCGTTAGTAGGAACAAAAGGTGGTGATGTAGTATTAAAAGTATGCGATAAAAAGAATGATACATCTAATAACTTTGATATCGTTGTAGGCGAAGGTGCTACAGCAGATTATACTTTCTATTTTAAAGTAGAAAATTTAAAAATGATATCTGGTGATTATGATGTTTCAGTATCATCAAAGTCCATATCTCATTTCAAAAACAAGAAACTACCTATTGAATACTGGATTGCTCTTGAGCCAGACAGCACAATCAATAAGTAATTTAAATTATATAATGAACGGAGTGAAATATGAACACAGACTTTTTATGGGTCGAAGAATATAGACCTAAGACTATTGATGATTGTATATTACCAACATCACTAAAAACACTATTCAAGTCCTTTATCAAGAAAGGCGAACTATCTAATCTATTATTTTCAGGCACACCAGGCATTGGTAAAACCACAGTTGCAAAAGCATTATGTGAAGAATTAAACTGTGATTGGATCATGATAAATGGTTCTGAAGAAGGTGGTATTGATATATTAAGAAATAAGATTAAGAACTTTGCTTCTACTGTATCACTATCAGGTGGTAAAAAAGTTGTAATCTTAGACGAGGCAGATTATTTAAATCCACAATCTACTCAACCTGCATTGAGAGGCTTTATCGAGGAGTTTCATGCAAATTGTAGATTCATTCTTACTTGTAATTTTAAGAATAGAATTATAGAACCATTACATAGTAGATTCTCTAATATAGAATTTAGAATTAATCCTAAAGATAAACCTAAACTTGCAAGTAAATTATTTGAGCGATCAACATTTATACTCAAAGAACAAAACGTAGATTATGAAGATAAGGTTCTTGCAGAACTAATTAAGAAACATTTTCCCGATTTTAGAAAACTAATAAATGAATTACAAAGATATTCTGTAAGTGGCACCATTGACGCTGGTATTCTTGTAAATGTATCTGATGAAAATCTAAAAAGTTTAGTATCACATCTCAAAGGCAAAGAGTTTAGTGATATGAGAAAATGGGTTGTCAATAATCTTGATAATGATCCAGTTAAAATCTTTCGTAAAATTTATGACAGTATGTATGATAACTTACAACCAGAAACTATACCTCATGCTGTTTTAATTATTGCTGACTATCAGTATAAATCTGCCTTCGTTGCAGATCAAGAAATTAACTTGGTGGCTTGTCTAACTGAACTTATGTCCCAGGTTAAATTCAAATGAGTTACGAACTAAAAGAATATCTAAACGCCATCAACTTTACAAAAAAGAATCTCATGGATTCTGATGATGAGTTATGGAAGAAAAAGTATCCTGCTTTTATTGTTAATAAATTATTATCTGCTTTTTCAGACACCATAATGTTTGTCAATGAGATGAATCGAAATCATTTCTTAGATAAAGATATGCAATTTCAATTTCTACTAAATAGTATTAGAACAAAGAAGCGGTATAGTCCGTTTCTAAGGGCGAATAAACTAAAAGAAATTGAGTGTGTAAAAGAGTATTATGGATATAGTAATGATAAAGCAAAGTCCGCTCTTGATATACTCACCAAAGATGAGATAAAACTTATCAAGGAAAAATTATATAAAGGTGGGACAAAATGAACGAATTAGATAATAATTGGCATCCAGAAAATATGCTGGAAGTTCAATTGAAAGAACCAGACGATTTTTTAAAGGTTCGTGAGACACTAACTAGAATTGGTGTTGCCTCTAGAAAAGATAAAAAATTATTTCAATCATGTCATATTCTACACAAACAAGGTAGATATTTCATTGTGCATTTTAAAGAGCTGTTTGCTCTAGATGGCAAAGAGGCAAACTTAACAGATAATGATATTGAAAGAAGAAACACGATAGCACAATTGCTAAGTGATTGGGGTTTGATTGCAGTTATTAACACAACGATTGCAGAAAAGAAAGCACCACTATCACAAATCAAAGTTTTATCATTTAAAGAAAAAGGTGAATGGGACTTACAAGCAAAATATAATATAGGTAAAAAAGTCGAAGATGAAGGCACCGAAGTTTAGAGAATTTATATCAGAAGCTAAAGTAGATGGCAACCTTAGATTGCTTATTATCACAGATGAACCTGAACAAGCAAAACAGTTTCATACTGCTGATAGACTAAAAGAAGAGGCAGATAAATTAAATATTGATTCATACCTTTTTCATCTATCTGGTGGTTATACTCAATTTGAAAATGGCGTTAGAACATTCCATAACAAAAAAGATGATAAAGGTTTTGTAATAGATAAAGATACAATCGCTATAGTTCGTGGTAGTGTTACAAGAAAAGATAGTTGGATGGATTTTATATCTATTCTTGAAAAGGCAAATGTTTGTTTAATTAATTCAAGACAAACAATTAGTATTTGTGTTGACAAATACAGATCAGCACTAAAACTTGCAGACTATGGTTTGACACAACCTAAATCTTTACTTGTAAATAATCCTGATACAATTTTAGATCAATTAAAAGAAACTGATATTAAGTTTCCTTTGATTATGAAAACTCTAAGAGGTAGTAAAGGTGTTGGTGTATTGTTCGTTGATAGTGAAAGAGGATTAGATTCTATTATTCAACTTATAAACAAACAAGATGAGGACGCTGACTTATTAGTGCAAGAATATATCAAAACAGATTATGATGTAAGAGTTCTAGTATTAGGTGGCAAAGTATTGGCTGCTATGAAAAGACCTGTTATTGAAGGTGACTTTAGGTCAAACGTATCTCAAGGATCTAAACCACAAAAAATAAAACTAACAGAATTAGAGATAGAAGAAAGTATTAAGGCTGCAAAAGCAGTAAATGGTTTATGGGTTGCTGTTGATTTTATTCCCAGTGCTAATCGTGAGAAAGAGCCACCATTTATGTTAGAGGTAAATTCATCACCAGGTACTGAAGGCATTGAAGAAGCAACAGGATTCAATATTGCTAAATCTGTAATCACACATTTTCAAGAAAAAAAAAATAGATTCAAAGTGCCTACTGAGTGTGGCCATAGAGAAATAGTTTCAATCAAACCATGGGGTCAAATGGTAGCAAAGTTTGATACAGGTAATTCTGTATTATCAGTTATTCATGGTGAAGATATCAAAGTTAAAGATGATACAGTTTCATTTACACTTATGGGTAGAAGAAAAACTTATCCGTTAGAAAAAACTTACAAAGTTAAAATAGGGTCAATTAGAGATTATACCGAAGAAAGGCCTGTTATAAGATTAGACGTAGAGTTTGCTGGTGGCATATACAAAGATGAGCCATTTGGTATTGATGATAGGAGAGATATGGGTACCGAAGTTCTTTTGACTAGAAGAATAATGACCGATATGAATGTCATGGTAAACCCAGCAAGAAAATACGTTGTTACTACTGAATTTAGTTTAGACTAAATGCTTTACAAACTTATTTTTATGTGTTATAATAATTATGTTAGGAGTGAACAATGGCAAAAAATCATCAAACAGAAAACGCTTTATTCAAAGCATTAACTAAAAAATATGAAGCAGATATAGCAGCTGCATACGCTACTTTATTAATTTATTTTGACAACTCTGTGGGTATCGGTGAACATCCACAACAGTTAGAAGAAATGGATAAGTTGATGGAAAACATAGCTGCAGCTGAAGATAAATTATCAGCATTAAATAAACATTTTAACAATACACAAATTTAGTGAAATTTTATACAAGTGTGCTGCCGTATAAAGGCAAGTTATTAGTTCGTGGTATAAACCATGACGGCAGCCGCAAAAAGTTCAAAGTAAATTATAAACCATCTTTGTTTGTTCCTTCTCAAAAAGAGACAGGATATAAAACACTAGATGGTAGAGATGTTGGTAAAATTACTTTTGAAAGTATATATGAATCTAAAAAGTGGATTGACGAATATAAAGATGTTTCTAATTTTGAATACTTTGGTAATACAAGACATCAATATCCATATATCGCAGATGAGTTCCCAGGCAAGATTGATTGGGATATCAAACAGATAAGATTAATCACTATTGATATTGAGTGTGAAAGTGAGAATGGTTTTCCTGATGTTGATCGAGCAGAAGAACCTTTAATTTGTATTACTGTAAAAGATCATGCAAGAAAAAGTATTCTTGTTTTTGGTTGTGGTAATTTTGTAAATGATCGTGATGATGTAAAATATATTAAGTGTTCTACTGAAATAGACTTAGTGCAAAAGTTTACAAAGTTCTGGACTAGTTATAATCCAGATATCGTAACAGGTTGGAATGTAAAGTTCTTTGATATTCCATATCTCATGAATCGTTTTAGATATCTTATGGGTGATGATTATTTAAATCAGTTTAGTCCTTGGGGTATGGTAAGTTCTAATAGTGCAAGAATAACTGCTAAAGGTTTTAATAAAGAACAAAAGTATTATGATATATTAGGTGTATCTGTCTTAGATTATCTTGATCTATATCGTAAACATACATTCGTTAGACAAGAAAGTTATAAGTTAGATTATATTGGTGAAGTAGAACTAGGCGAAAAGAAAAATGAAAATCCATATGACACATTCAAAGAGTTCTATCAAAATGACTATCAACAATTTGTAGAGTATAATATACAAGACGTTGAATTAGTTGATAAGTTAGAAGATAAAATGCAGTTGATTGCTTTGCATTTGACTATGGCCTATGAGGGCAAAGTAAATTATCAAGATGTGTTCGGTCAAGTTCGTATGTGGGATACAATCATATTTAATTATCTTAAAGAAAAGAAAATAGTTTGTCCTGCAGTTGTAGAAAATGAAAAGTCTAGTGGTTATGAAGGTGCATATGTAAAAGATCCTATCGTAGGTTTTCATGATTGGATTTGTAGTTTTGATTTGAATAGTTTGTATCCACATCTAATTATGCAGTATAATATTTCACCTGAAACTATGGTTAATCATAATCCTAATGTTTGTTCAGTAGAAAAGTTTTTAAATCAAGAAGCAGATTTATCAGAATTAAAAGATTGCACTATCACACCAAATGGTGCTATGTTCAATACACTTAAACGAGGTTTCTTACCTGAGTTAATGGATAAACTATATCAAGAACGAGTGATATACAAAAAGAAAATGATAGAAGCAAAAAAATTATATCAAGAAACAGGCGATAAAAGATTACAAAATGATATTGCAGCCAATCATAATATTCAACTTGCAAGAAAGATTGCTTTGAATAGTGCTTATGGTGCTATCGGTAATCAATACTTTAGATATTTTGATGTTCGTCATGCTGAAGGTATTACAAAGGCAGGCCAACTTGCGATTAGATGGATTGAAAGAGATGTAAACAAATATTTAAATGAATTAATGAAAACTAAAAATGTTTCTTATGTCGTTGCCTCCGATACAGATTCTATCTATGTAAAATTAGGTGCAGTTGTAGATAAAATATTTAAAGATAAATCTGATATAAGAAAAATTGTAAAAGTTCTAGATAAGTTTTGTGAAGAAAAACTACAAAAAGAAATTGATCGTAGTTATGATAAACTTGCTAAATATACAAACGCATATGAAAATAAGATGGTCATGAAACGAGAGGTGATTGCTAATAAGGGTATATGGACTGCTAAGAAAAGATATATCTTAAATGTTTACAATGAAGAAGGTGTTGATCTAAAAGAACCTAAATTAAAAATCATGGGTATTGAAGCAGTTAAGAGTTCAACACCTGCCCCTTGTCGTGTAAAAATTAAAGAGGCATTGAAAGTAATCATGAACAAAGATGAAAATGCTTTGATAGAATTTATTGATGAGTTTAGAAATCATTTTAGAAAGTTAAGACCAGAACAAATAGCCTATCCTCGTTCTTGTAATAATTTAAGAAAGTATTCCTCATCAACAGATATCTATCAAAAGTCAACGCCGATTCATGTAAAAGGTGCTCTTCTATATAATAACTTACTAAAGAAAAATAAGTTAGTTAAGTATGAAGAAATACAAGAGGGTGATAAAATTAAATTTATAGTTCTAAAAGAGCCTAATCCAATCAGAGAAAAAGTTATATCTTTTCCTACTTACTTACCAAAAGAATTTAACTTGCATGATTTTATTGATTATGATGAACAGTTTGATAAATCATTTTTAGAACCACTAAGATTTATTGTAAATGCAATCAACTGGAATTTTGAGAAACAAGCAACACTAGATGGATTCTTTTAAATGAGCGGTATTAGTGGGCAAAAACATAATCCATATATACAAGGTAAGTATGGACATTTGAATCCTAATGATATAGTATTCACACCAGATTGGTTAGCAAAACTAATTTGTTCTATGTATGATATTAAAGGTAAAGTATTAGAACCTTGTAAAGGTGAAGGTGCGTTTTTAAAATACTTACCCGAAGATACAGATTGGTGTGAAATAACAGAAGGTAAAAATTATTATGATTACAATAAACAAGTAGATTGGGTTGTCACAAATCCACCATACTCAGATTTTAACAGATTTTTAAAACATACGTTTAATTTATCAAAGAATGTTTTATTACTAGTGCCTATGGCAAAACTATTTAAATCTATGGGAACAATTAAAACAGTTTTTGATTATGGTAATTTTGTTGACATATATACACTACCTGCAAGTGTGGCAGGATTTCCTTTTGGGTTTCCTTGTGCTGTATATTACATAAAAAAAGATTATGATGGTCCAACACAAATTGGTTTACTAAAATATGATGAACGCAATACGCTTGAGGATTTTCTTATATGAATAAAGATATAGAACAACTAAAAAAACAATTAGATCAAATAGAAAAAAAGATAGATGGTCTTAATAAAAAATTAGATACACATATTGATAAGATATGGCAAGTCTATGAGGGTCTAAGAAATCCTATCAAGGCTGTATCAAAGATGTTTAAAAAATGATATTTGATACTATTTTAATTTGTCAACTTACTATGTGTGTTATTATGGGTATAGATGATTGCCCAAATGCCAAACAAGTGAGTATGGAAAATGAATGGACACCAGCATACTATTACTATTCAGATGGCGAAGGTAATATTCATTATGAT